ATATTTAGGAAATCGATATTATACGATACCCCAAGAAATTGTGTTTAAAACGAGAAGGGCATTTGACCCAAAAAGACCATATCATTACGATAGAATTTATGGACAAAAACATTATTTAGAAATGTTTAAAACACACAGTGGAACTGTTGATTTAACTTTTGAAAACTCTGAATATGATGCCAATGTTCATTGGTGGATTTTAGAGAAAAAAAGAACACAAAGTGGTTGGATGCCCTCTGTTGCTGGAACATCAATTTTATTTGAAAATGAACTATATCACTATTCAAATAGTAAAAGCACAAAAAGGATGGAAATGTTTGGCATTTTTGAAGATTATAAAAACATTCAAATCATAGTAGAGCCAAAAGACAGTGGAGGTTTCAGGCCCACAATGTCTCGAGAAGAATTAGTACGATCATTAGCTCATAGTGAACAAAAGAAAATACCTTGGGAAACCTGGGGTGCAAAGTTTGAAAAAAATATGCCTGACGTACTAAAAAAACATATTGAAGCTATAACAAACAAACAGATAAACAATTCAAATACTTTTGGTGATTCAAAATCTCGGAAGTTTGCAAAAAAAATAAAAAACTTATCTAAAAATCAAGATGCCATTTTGCATGCTAAAGGTTTAGAAACCGATAATGTTGCAGCTGGTGAAGATGTAACACATGGATCCTACATACCAAAATCTATAAACCCAAGACCAGTTCCTCCAATACCAAATCCAAATCCACCAATTAAAAAGCCTATAGTGCAAAATGGGAATGAAAGAAAAAAAACATTGCCATATAAACCCAAAGATGTGGAGTTTAGATGGGTTCAAGAGGACGAGCTAGACAGCGAACTTATTGCCACTTTTACTCCTAGCAAGAATCTTATAAAAGGTAATCCATATTTCATTATGTTTGAGAATAATTTGGAATTTGTAGAACAAGAGTACGCAATTAAAAAAATAACAAAAAATAAGTCAATTATACGCAATGCGTATCGAAACACAGTAGCAGTTAAAATGAAGGCAGCAGTAGAATATGCTAAAATCTATAAAAAAAAACTTGGCATAGAAGCATTTAAGATACTGACATCGAATGAAGCATTATTAATCTCAATTACACCCGATGACTCTTTTATAACATTGATGGCTGAATTTTGCATTGAGGGAAAAAAAGAACATGAAGATGCACATAAAAAAGAAGCTGATGCTGTAGTTAATACACAAGAAATGCAAGAAACAAAGCAAGTAGACTACAGACCACACATTGAGCACATAGAGCAAAGAGTTTAACAATGGCAAAACGTGGAAGGCCCAAAAAAATAAAATCAATTCCACCAACACCAGAAACCCTGGCAAAACTAGAGCCTGATGTGGTGCAGCTCTTGATGCTTAACAACCAGATCAGCCAGGAACAAGAGTCAGCCTGTTTAATTTTGCGTGAAATCGGAACTGCTTTAAATAGACAAACTCGACCATTTTTAGGTGATTTAATTCCAAGTGAAACATCATCCAAGGGATCAAAAGCCAAAGATCCCTTTGATAATTTGAGTGATTATCAAATGTGGCTCTATAGTGAAGTGATAATTCCCTGGCATCGGCTGTCGGATATAATGGATGGCGATACTGTTTCAAAAAACACAACACCAAAAACAATTCTGGAATATGGATGGCTGTTCGTCAATATGGTTGTGATTAACAACGAAACCCTGGAGGCATGTGGAAGTTTAATTTCTGTTAAAACACCCAAACATTTTCCAACTTTGGAACCTCAGCAGTTTGTCTTAAAGTGTTTGCAAAATTCACTTGATTTATTTAATGGGCTCTTTGAACAAGCAATGGATGAGAAAGTGCATGACGAAAACATCACATTTCATTAATGTTCTGAACATTACCCTAGTTTGTACTGTGCATGTTTCATTGTTTTTATTTTTAAGTTTGAC